CGTGGAAAAGGTATTACAGGCAGAATGAAGAAAAGAGAAATAAAAAAAGTTTATAAAAAACAAACAAGACTCTCAAAGTTTGTTGTAGTTTATAAACCTAAACTGAGTTTTGAAAATGCCAAAACTTAAAATAATTCCTTATGGAGATGTTATTGGTTATGACGCTAGAACAAAACAACCAGTAAGAAGATATAGAAAACATGAAAAGCCTTTTAATTGGTACAAGGCTTTTTTCTGGGCTGTAATGCTTTTAGTTTTTGTGGCTCTTGCTAGTTGCTCTTATGTTCCTGTCTATGACCCAAAAGGTTCACAGGCTAAAAACTTTTATGGAGATTTACAAGAATGTCGGTTTACTGCACAAAGCCAAATGAGTGGCTTTCAGTATGGTTATCACGAGGAAAAAGTGATAAAAGAATGTATGACGAATAGAGATTATTCTATTCTGAAATAGGAGAAAAAATATGAACGCAAGGGAAAACCCTAAGACATTGAAAGAAGCATTAACAATGTTTCAAGAGATGAATGTTACTGCAACTAAGAATACCAGTAACGAATATTTTAAAAGCACCTACTCAGATTTAACAAGTGTTATTACTGCTGTAAATCATGGTGCTGAATTTGGATTGTCATTTTCACAATCGGTTGAGTATAAAAATATTATACTTGAACGAGTAAAAACAGAAAATGGTACTGAAGTTAAATATCAAGAATTACACAGAGATATTTTTGTTAAGACAATCGTATCTCATATTCAAGATAAAGAAACTTTAGAATGTACTGTTCCTGTTTTAATTAATGGGAATGATAAAGATAATCCTCAAAAAATGGGGTCAGCTATAACTTATGCAAAGCGTTATGGTTTACAATCTTTGTATGGATTAGCTAGTGATGATGATGCTAATTTAGCGGCTGGTTTAGTTGCTAGAAATTCGGATAAGCCGAAAATAATAAATCAAAATAATGGAATGGACATATGAAAACTTATATAAAAATGTTTAAGAATGATAACAAGGTTGAAGGAGATTCAAAACCTTTATATCAAAACAACAAAGTACAAATAAAAGAAAAGATGGTTTTAGACCCAGCAAGACTTTATTCAGCCGCAATCTGGAAGAATGATGATGGTACGTTAAATCTAAAACTAGAACTTAAAGACGAAGAGTTCAATCAATCACCAGACATTTAGTGAAGAAGTACCTACGAATGTTTATGAAATACTATGGCTATACTGAAGCTGATAGTTATGCTGAACTTTGTTGGTACTGTAATAAAAATGTTTGGCAAGATTGCCACCATATAGAGAGTAGAGGAATGGGGTCATCAAACAGTAGAAATATTGTTTCAAATCTCATTCCTTTATGCAGAAGTTGTCACGAGGACAGCGAAATAATTAATAAACAAAAAGATAAACTAAAAGAAATAGTAAGAAGGAGAATGAAAAATGCCAAAACCAGTTAGAGGTTATGTGCCGCAACGATTCATACTTGAATTAGATAAGGTGTCATATGCCAAAACAAAACAAAAAGTAGAGCAAGAAGTCGGTATTGCTGGACTTAGTTCAGCCAAGATTTTAAATTATATTATGAATAAATATTTAGGAGAAAAAAATGATAACAAAGAAGATAACAACATTATTCGGTAATTTAGCACCAGTACATGAACGCTATGTAAACAAAGCTAGTGTTCAGAAAAAAGATTTACGATTAATTTATGAAGATGAAAATATGATTGTTTCTTACAAGCAATTAGACAATCCAATTAAAACTACAATAGTTACAGACAAGTTTACTGGAGAGCCAAAAAAACTTTATTATTATAATTGGAAACCATTAGACTCAAGACAAGGAGAGTTATTAGTATGATTAACCCAGATATATTTACAAAGTTTAATTTAGAAAAAGATATGCTTCCATTTTCTGCAAGTAAGATAAAAAAATGGAAGAACAACCCAGCACAGTTTGTTTTAAAATACATCTATGGCTATCCTACAACCTCAAATCACGCAATGGAACGAGGTACAGCAGTTGAATTTGGCTTAAATTATTTGTTTACTAATAACGCTACTGTTGAAGAATGTTTTGAAAAAGCCATTACTTACTACAAATCAGCTACAGCTTTATTAGAACAAGAAGATAACAAGCAATATGATATGATTAAACCAATGGTTGAAAAATGTTTTGACAAACTATCACCATTTAAAGATAATTTTTTATCTTTTCAAGGGCGTGTTGATACAAACATTTTAGACATACCTTTTTATGGATTTACTGATTTTGTTTTTGAATACCAAGATAAAATATTAATTATTGATCTTAAAACAAAAGCTAAGTTTGAGCCTAAACATGATGATATGCTTCAGATGGCTATTTATGGCAAAGCTATGAAGGAAAAGTTTGATAAGCCTGTTGAAATAGTGCTTCTGATTTGTACACCTAAAAGATGTGAATTTGTTGATTTTGTACCTAACGCTAAGTATTTAAAAGAGATAGAAATGCAACTTATGAGTTGTGCTAATATCTTTAATGCGTGTAATGAACCAGATGATATGAAGCATTTAATAGTTCCTAAATTAGACGATTGGACTTGGAATAGTGCTGAACTGTTAGAGCAAAGAAATGAAATCTGGGGAATTTGATTGTTGTGTTTATTGCAAAAGGCAATATTTATTAACTAATATGATTGGTCTTAATTCTGTTATTGCTTATGAAGTTGATGGAGTTAAGGCTGGTTCATATGATAAACATAATATGTTTAAATATGCTTGTATTCGCTGTTTTAACTATATTGTTTTAGAAAGTAGCAAAGATAAAATAGATGGTTATAAACAAGGATTAAAATTAAAAAAAAATTGGAGAAAAAATGACAATAAAAAAGGGTTATATAAAAATAAATAGAGCAATCTTACACCACCCCTCATTACAAAAAAAAGACAGGTCTTTTTGTGAAATTGGTGCTTTTATTTGGTTATTATTAGAAGCTAGTTTTGCTAGTAGAAAATTTAGAATTAAAAATACTGAAATACATTTAAAAAGAGGTCAATTATGCTGTTCTTTAACTTATATGGCTCAAGCCTTTAATTGGCATAAGTCAAAAGTTAATAGATATTTAGAAAAGTTAATTGATAATGGAACAATAACAAGCGAAACACCAAGCGGAACACCAGCCGATACACCGAACATACTTACAATCTGCCAATATGACGAATACCAAGATACACCAAACGAAACATCAACCGAAACTAAACATAATAAACTATATATAAATAAAGAAATAAAAGATGCTTTTGAGGATATATGGTCTAAGTTAAAAACTAAGCGTGGAACAAAATCCGAAGGTCTTAAAGCATACAAAAAAATACATGGTAAAGTAGAACCAAGCCTTCTCATAGAGAAATACAATGCCAAGTCAGATTCTATAGATGAAAAGAAGTTTTTAGCACATTTTAGTAGGTGGCTAAACTCAGAGGGTTGGACAGAAGAACTATTAACTGAAAAAAAGATAGAGGATAGTTTTGGAATAGTATCTAGAAACAAATACGCTAACTTATCTTTATGGAAAAAAGGCATAAAAACTTTAAATGATTTTGATGAAGATATAATAAAAAAATACAAAGAAGGTGAAATATCAAAAGAAGCTATGGAAAAATTAAATATTAGCGTATAAATAATGAATGGAAGAAGATTTAAAGAAACTATTCATAACAATACCAGATGTGTATGGCGGTTATTCTGCTGTAATTCAAGTATCTGGTTTTGAAACAGAAGAGGAAGCTAACGATTATCTTTTAAAACATCATCAAGTAAAAGACATGGAAGTTTTAAAACAAGATATTACAATTCACTAATGGCAAGACCAATTAAATACGACATAGACACAAAAGAAGTAGTTAAATTAGCTTCTTATGGGTGTACTAATATAGAGATAGCAGACTTTTTTGGCTGTGATGAGAGCCTTATTCGTAAGAGTTATTCCGAATATCTGACAAAAGGAAGAGCAGACATGAAGATAAGACTTAGGAAGATGCAGTTTAACCTTGCAGAGAAGTCAGCAGTAATGGGAATATGGTTAGGTAAACAGATGTTAAATCAAACTGA